TATTATTTCACGGTATTCAATAAAACTCCCTTTCAATACAGTTGTATCGGACGCATGACTTGAGTTTTGCGCCCACTGAAATTCAAAACTTCCCTCTGTAGATCCGTTGGCTATTATTCCACATATCTCAATGTACCCTCCAGTGCTTCCTGCGCCATCCAATACAATGTCTGCGGAGCTGTATGCCACATCAACTGCCTCATCCGATATGGCTGTATCGCCACATGCGTAATTGCGTCTCATAACCCTAACCAATGATGGAGATGACGGACCTGAGTGCCTCCACTTGAAATCGGCCGCACTATTGGAATCAAAGAATATTTTTGCACGGAACTGATACGACCTGCCGGCAAACATCAAAAACTTTATAGCCGCATCAGCTGATAGAGTGACATTGCTTCGCTTAATCTCATCGGCAGTTTTCACCAGCAGCACCCACATAGATGTAACCACCTCTTCACGAAGTTTTGCAGATCTGATATTTTCTTCCCTTGTGCCGGACATGCTTAGTATAGCGATATAAATGGTCTGTTTATTTGGCCTGTGATTGCGCTGTGAGCAATCACGGGGCATTCGTTTGAACTGTCGAACATTAAATTACCATTTGCCTGTACATGAACGTCCCCGTGTTTACAAGCATATAGACGTAATGGATCTCCGTTGCACCATCGTAGTAGGTCGCATCGAAACAAGTATCTCCTACGATGGCAGTTCCTTGAACAACGGGCATAGTACCCCACCCCATCATGTTTTGATCAGCAACATCAAGTTCAAACCATCGGTTGGTCGAATCCTTCTGAATGTATATCTTATCTTTTATATAGGTATATTTTGTACCCGTAGTGAACGTTTCGGTCGCAGGTGAATAAAGCACACCCGATACCCATGTATTTGCTGCAATGTCGTAGTAGTCAAGAACCGCACCGCCCGCACCGCGAAAACTGTAAATTCTACGACCGTTGATGATAGCATTTTCAGCCATCCAATTTGTATCCGTTTCACCATAAATCCAATGTGCAGACATTCCTGTGGTCGGTGCTGCTGACCTTGCTGAAGCCGGTGACAGGGTGCTCCATGTGTTAGCCGAAATTGAATAACGATACAGCGTGACTGCGTTGTTACCCATGTAGTATATGTAGTCATCATTGCCCTCAATGTTGTAGACCGAAGTTGCATCGGGTGTGATGGTCCAAGTTGGAACGGTTAATGTAGTTCCCGTGTTAGAAGTGATTGTGCGAATTTGACCCGCTCCTGTGCCTGATGTGATTCTCACTTGACTATTTGCCCATTGGTTTGTTGCCCATGCTTTCGCACTATTTACAAGCGTTGTGCCTGTGGCACTTGTAGCCGTGCCCGTTGCAAATGCGTTGTAGGCATTGTTTAAAAAAGATGGGGTGCTAATCAATTTACCATCCGTTCCAAGAGTAGCTGGCAATCCTGCGTGTACCAAAGTTGTCCAAGTATTTGTCGCAAAGTCATATTTCTTGAATGAACCTGACGCCAAAGTACCCGAACCAACCACGTACCAAACAGGGGTGCAAAGACGATAAACAGTTGAAGCTGTAAACGCAGATGCTTGTGTGGCTACGGTGATCGTTGCAGTTGCTCCTATTGTATTTGAGATAATGTCTAGTGTCACCCCCGCGTTTGGCCCAGATAAAATGTGAACCTTGTAACCCGCTAATGAACGAGCCAATGTTTGGTTAGTGATGATCGTGGAAGTTGTGCCCCCTGTTGCAGTTAACGATGAAGCTGCCACGGTTGTGCCTGTTGACCATGAACCCGCCACCCCCGCTGCCCCTGCCGCTAATGTACCAGCGAGTGCGGGTGATGGAAGTTGAATCCATCCATCTTCACTAGGGTTGTACAGATATGCAACCGTGAGGGCTTGTACATATAATTGTTGTTGCTTAAAATGACGTGATGAAGCAATGAAGCTACCCGCTACCGATGCTACGGGGGCAGGTGTTACTTGCTCCCATCTTTTTAAATCCAATAATTTTCTGGTTCCGTTTGTTGTTGCCATAATTATGTGACGTTTATGTTTCTTCTTAAATTATCTGCCGTTGCTCTTTCAACCGATGGAATAAATGAGTTTGCGTTTTGACTTCCAATTGTTGCTAGGTTAGTGATGTTCCAAGTGCCCGATTGATTTGCCGATACCGTTCCCGACACAGGTTGTGTGCTACGCGAACCATCGACATACATTTGACCCGATACTGGATTGACCTGTGCAAGTCCTATGGTTCTATTCAAAGACTGAATCCCCATGCGCATAGCTTGGATAGCTTCAATAAGCTCATTATTTGTTATCGCATCATCGTTGTCGTATATGACCTGAAGTAAGTCACTTGATGACATTGCGCTCGTGTCATAATCTAATGTGACAACCGAGTTTGCTACTGTTGTAAATCCTGCCAACGGATTTGCCACGTTGTATATAATGATGTTGCTATTGATGTTGATAATAGCAACCAATCGTTTGATGTCAAAGTTTGTTATGCCTGACAAATCAATAGTTCCAACTCCCGAAAGACCGGGGGTGAAAACATAGGTAGGTGTTATAAATGATTTCATTTTTTCTTAGCCAAATATGAGTGAATAACCAATTGCTTCTACTGCCGTAATACCTGCCGATATAGTTAAATTTCCGCTACCTAAAACGCTATTACCGTTAATAGTTTTGATATTCGCAGCACTTACAAGAGTGTCTTGTTTAGAAACAGCCAAGCCGCTATACTGGCTATTGGTTGCATTGTCACCCGTATTCGTTCCGCTTGTATTTCCTACAACCACTAACTGTGCGTCAGTAACGTAACGCCTGTTTAAGCTATCGGTAATATCGGCAGTTACAAGAACAACATTCCCTTTTTGACCGTTGACCAATAAAACGGCATCGGTATTATCTACCTTCGACCATGCTGTGCCGTCTGAAATAATCCAATCCCCTATTTCAAAATCAACTGCCGGAACATTGGCATATCCATGAGCCGAAGAAACCCCAGCATTAGCCAAATAATACCATCCCTTGTTTGATGTGGAAGGAACAGGAATAGCCGGTGTATTTGTTGCCGCATTCCATGTACCTTGATACTCTACCTGACCAATTACAGCATCAGGTATTTGTGCTATGGGAACTTTACCACCGGCATCTAATGAAGCTACACCATTATTCGCTGCACGCTTTGATGTTCTCAAATATGGATCGGTGGCTGTATCCAATCCCGATAAAGCTTGATTTGCCGTCAAATCTTCCGGATCACCTGCACCAGCAGATAAACGTCCTTTAAACGTGTATTGTGCCACGTGATACAGCTTGTCGTTGCTGATCGAATTATGAGCATACTGATCTGTATCAACTACCTCATCATTTAACTGCGCAACACCACCTGTAACTGTAAAAGCACCGTAGTTTCCATCGGCTAGTCCAGATGCATCGGGCAAAGCGTAAAAGCCCGGTATCCCGGTATCATCTGTACCGTAGTACTTTGAATTGCCAGCAGCATCAACGCCGTTAACTTTTGCCGCATTGTCCACGATTCCATTTCCATTCGAATCATAAACCGATTTGAGCATGTATGGATTGGCAGGCGCATTTTGATCTGCCACAACAAGACCATCACGTTTGATCATGACGTTGTACTCCTGAGTAACGCGAAAGACTTTCTCGTTATCATCCATGTAACCATCACTAGATCCGTTGTATCGAACAGACTCTACCTCATACCCACTTTGGGTGCCACGGAATCCATCGATAGCCAAACGTACCTGCTCCGCCAATGCATGTGCAGATGAATATGATGTGTGATAACATGAAACCGTCACGCGGTCCTCATCCATTTCGGAAGTGGTCGACTTTGTATCGTTGGGATTAGCACCGGCACGCTCTAGCACTATTGCAGGCAATGGAATAGCCTGAGTCCTGTGCATTGGCAGAATGTTGTCTGCTGCGCACAAGTCTGTAACGGCATCTGTACCAATCAATATGTCTATCAATGGTACTATCATAAGTTGCCGTATTTTTTTGCGTATTTTTTTGCAACCCGATCAATGGACCTACCCACTTCTGCCGGAAAATTCTTTTCTACCTCAGCTCTATTTAGATTGATCGCGTCATTCATTACCTCATAAGCAGGCATCACACCCGTATTGGTTACGCGAGCGGTTACAGATTCGCCGGATGGCAAAACGAAAGTCAGCACGCGAGGCTTCTTTAACCTACGCTGCTTGGTTCCTGCCTCTACTAGATGAGCATGCGGAGCACCCAGCGTGCCATAGCGATAACCCACTAAACTCGCTACAGTAGTGTTCAATGCTTTCAGCGCTTTAAAATCAATGCTGCGTAGGTATCTTCCCGACTTCACATCGGTCCGAATCTTCGCTAGGTTGCGCATATCATTTAACACAGGCTTAAGTACATTGCGCTGGGCACCCCGCAGAATGTTCTTGCTAACAGCCTCCGGAAGTTTCCGGAATAGCTCTTTAGCCTCTTCAAATCCTACAAGTTGTACTTCTGCTTTCATTTCAAATTAAAACTTTACATGCGGCTCACCGAGGATTCGAACCTCGCTCTTCAGGTCCTACCACCCGGATCGGTCCTTCGATGCCAATTAGCGGCGTACAGCTACACCGCCTGAGAGCCATTATTTTTTTGAATCAATGCCTGATCTTTTGTTTTACTACCCTTACTACTTCCATAGTAGTAGCCTACCACGATTACTACTAATGTTCCAAGGCTTCCAACCATGGAGTAAAGAATATCTTTATTAGTCTCGGGAACTTCCCAAAACGATAGCAACACAATGGAAGCAATGAATGCAACCATAACTGTGATGCCTACCCAACCCATCATCCAATCACGTTTGCCACCGTTATTTTTCATGAACTCAATCTCACGAGATCGTGCATTTTGAGTGTCGGTTATTTCGGCAATAATGACTTCCGTTTCTTGGCGCATTGCTTCCATTTCACGCTGATGCAATTGCTCCTGTGCTTGGCGGCGAAGCTCCTGCTCTGCCAATTTTAATTCGTGTGCAAACTTTTGAAGCTCCGGATTATTTGGATCAGCCGCCGCAGCCTTATCTACTTTGTTAAATAGATTATCAATAACAAAATCATCGAGCTTACCGGGTATAAGATCCTTGGCAAGATCAGGAAGCAAGCCCCCAACCTTCTGAAAGATTTTACCGGCAGTAGTTTCGCTGAATGGTTTTTTAGTGCGCTTGTCCATTACTTCAATAATTTAGTTTTCCACATTACTTTTTTTCCCGATTCAAGCATTGGATATATCGCTTGGTAAAACATCCGAAAGGCACCGGTGCTTTGTGCTACCCATCCATTTGGGTTGACTATTTCGCTGGACAACCCGAGCAATGGGCAACCTGCCGTATCTTCATCATCGTTGCCGATGTGGGGATAAACCTTATCGAAGTTTGGTATACCATCAATCTCAATAAAAAATTTAAACCAAGGATATTTCGCCTGGTACTTTTTAGTAAGTGGAGTTTGGGTGCGATTGATCACAAGCGGATACAAGCCCTCGGCAAAACAAGTTTCACCTTTCACCTTTACATCCTGATACTGATCTTCCAAACAGAAGAGTGGAAACTTTCCACCATAGTCCACCATAGACAAAGTATAGTCTGGCATCAGAAGAAATCTTTCGTGCTGAATTACTAAGTCCATGCGTCTTTTTTGATAGCTGTTATTACTAATGACTCTTTCCTTCCCATGGGTTCTACCTTGGTTATTTGGTAGTACTCCGACTCAACAAGTATTCTCATCACGGTTGTAATGCCTGCCGTATATCTTGTGTTGAACATCACCTCTTGCGTGGAGGCAAGCTGTTCCATGCGATCACTTTCACCAAGAGCCCTGTACCTTCTTCGACCCCATAAAGTAGCATGTGTAGCCCATGTATATTGCGGTTCATTGGCGGCAGTTCTCGAGCTCTCCGATTGAACTTGCACCACTATCTTGGTATCGTATCCTTGAAAGTTTTGCATCGCATTAGTCAGGCATTATAAGAACAAAAGCACTTAGTAATGACTGCACGGTAGCAACTGATCGTGATGGCGAAGTGATAGTACCGACTACTGATGATTGACGATTCTCGTACATATCTGCAATAAGAATTTTCATGGCATAGATGATACTTTTTGGAACAGAAGCTTCCGCAATACCCGCAGTGAAGTCAATCACTATCACGTTTGGACCATCATTAGTAGAGTAAATGTTTTCAAAATAAATTCTTGGTGGAACACTATCTACATCTACCCGATAATCGGTAGTAACCGTCATGGTAATCTCGGTGCCGGCTTCATTAAAGTATTTGACACTTTGTACAGATACCAACGGATGAAGCGGCATGTGCAAGTAAGGACCATCCGGCCACGTATCCAACTTCAACTTACCTGCCGAATCACCTACCCAGCACTTACAATAATTCTCAACCCACTCGCGTGCAGCAGTTATAAGCGCAGTGATATAATCATCATCATCCGAATGAGTGACGCGAAGATGAGCCTTCGCATCACTCAACGAGATGATAGTCGTATCGGTAGGCAGGGTTGTGCGGGTAATAACCATCGATTACTCTTCGGTTTTTTCAGGTGCTTCTTGCTCAAACAAAACCGCGATTTTGTTTTCAATAAGCTCATCGGCTGTTTTAGCTTCGAGCGTAACTACATCTCCTTCAGAGTATGCCAAAAACCATGGTTCACCTGCAGCAGGACGCAAGAATTTTACAATTTTGGTCTGCAGTTCCTCATTGGATTCTTTTTTCTTTCCCATTTTATTTATGGTATTATCCCCGCCTTCTAAGCGGCGGGGATGTATGGTTTATTGAATAGTTCAGCTTTTAAGAAAGCAGAGCATCTTTCATTGCGGCAAAAGACTGAGCATGACGCACAGCAATATCTGCAAACAAACTCACGGTAATACGTGTCTGACGAGTTGTGTCAAGCGAGTATGGGTTCACCATGATCTCAACACCACCCCAAGTACCGATCATCAACTCGGCAAAGTTTCCGAAAATGATGGCGTGACAATTACCGGAAGAAGTTCCCTTAGTCAATGTTGAAGGAACGTTGTTGCTTGCGGTAAATGGATATCCGTTCAACTCTTTCGGGTTGGTCATGATAAAGTTACCCTCCACTCCGGATGATTGCTTACCAGTTCTACTGAACAATGCTTTGATCTGTGGAGTAGACAAGTAGTGCAAGTTTTCCAACAGCGCATTATCAATTTCCACTTCTTTCAAAAGGTCTACCACATCAGTCCAATCTGGAACAGCACCATTGGTACCACCAACCACAGATCCAATTCCCGAAGTATTCAAAATACCGGTTGGCTGACCTGCAGATCCTGATCCGTTGATTGCTGCAGCATCCAGTGCAATTGCAATGGCATTTTGGAATGTTTGCTGAACAAAGGAAGACATGTTGGTAGACTGACGAAGCAAGCTGTTTGAAAGCACGCCATGCCCGGTGAGTTCCTTTGCTGTAAGAGTCACCTCGTCAAAAGTTAAGCTTTTTTCATCAGACGCAGATCCTTCCGTTTTCCAACCCATGGTGATGGCGTTAGAATTGCGTGGGAAAGAAACCTTTCCGCTCAAGTTTGCCATGGTGGTAGCTCCAAGCTGACCAACTACCGGCTGCACATTCAGGTATGGAATGATATCCATTTTTTCGGTAGCCACAGTGAAACCACCTTCAGAATCAGTACCCCATGTGTGAGCACGCTTTTGTACATCGCGACCCATGCGGATAAAGTGCGATGGAATGATGATACCTGAACCGTTGTACTCTACTCCGGCCTCGCGACCTTGAATAAGAGCCTCTTGGTGCAACTCGTACTCCAAACCTTCACGCTTCACATTTGCTGAAACATCAGACATACGAAGCACTTTCATGTAATCGTATTTGCTGATATCACGATTTTCTTTTTGGCTCATTCCATTGTTTGGAGACTGAGAGCCGGCAGCAGCAATGAGCTGACGTTCCTGACGCTTCTCTGCTGCAACAATCTCTTTATTGAGCTGTTCCATTTCACTTTCAATTGCAGCGGCACGAGTTTCCTCTGCCTCTGTGAAATCACGTTTTTCGGATTCCGATAGCGTAAGGAGATTTTTCATCTCTTCCGCAAGTTGACCGCGCTTTTCGCGGAGTTGTTTAAGATCTTTCATCTTGTTTGAATTGTTTTATTGTTGTGTTGTGTTTGCCAATCGCAGGAAGTTTTTCCACTTCTTGTTTTTTTCTACAGGAGCATGATCGCGATTCATGAGTTCCTCTTTAATCTTTTCAATGTCCCGGGCAGACACGGTAGTATCTTGATATGCAGGAAACGTTACCGGTCCTACGTCATACAATTGTTTAATTTTGGTAATGCGATAAACCACTTCTTTCGGGCTTATCTCCAATCGATCTTCGGTTTCGATGGTAAACTGGAAGCTGCACTGATTTACATCGCCACGAGATACAAGCTCGTATACATCGCGAGCGGTTTGCGTATTTGGCAAAACCGATTCGAAGCGAAGTTCATTATCTACTACCTGAAGCTTCAGAGTTTCGTTGGTGGTTCTTCCAAGAACGTTGCTCGAGTTGTGATTAAACAAGCAGCGGCAATCGTTATTGAGCACATCATCAAATGCGCCTGGTGCAATTTCTTCGAATACCTTGTACTCATCCCACTCATAAAGAAGTGTGCGAGACTCCATACGTGCAGATACCCC